AGGCACGCCATACTGGCGCATGATAGTAATCAGTTTGTCATCAAATATGACGTAGTTGCTTGTCTTCGGCCCTGCCGAGAATCGGGTCTGAGCGTCTGCGTACTTGACTCCTTTGATACCCGCAGCCATCAAAGCCTCTACGGCCTCAACGCCATTGTACTGGTAATCATCCCCGACTTTTTTGTTGCTCAAGTCTCTTAGTAAATCCATGCCGCGCATCTCTCCGGGCGCGTCTGATTCCATTGGGTCGATGATGCTGGCAAAGGCTTCTCTGATCTTCGCTGGTTGCTGGTTCATTGGCGCGTCGAAGTTAAGGAGATCATCGTCTGTAACATCCAGATCAACTTCATACATAGCGCCAGAGGTGTTACGCATCTTTGAGGTGTCGAGCTTTTGCAGCTCTTCCAGAACGTCTTCGCTTTGCTGCGCTATTTTCCTTATATGAGCTATTTCTGCTTTATCCGATCCCTGTTGTTCAAGCTGTTTATAAAGGTCACGGTAAAAGGTTATCTCGTCCTTCATTTTTTCTGCCATAGGAGCTACAGCAGCCTCCGCACCGTCCACTTGTGTTGCAACGCTACCACTTAGCCTAGCGATAGCGCTTCTTTTGGCTAAAGGTAAATCTGAGATGGGAACGCCATCGTAGTGCATTCCCGATTTACTCAATGCGTCTTCATAGCTCTGTGCAGTTTCTTCTCGTTCCGCAAAGTAAAGCCCCCGACCATACGCTTGATTGCCTTCGCCTGTGCCAATCTGGTCTGTGCTGAACTTGTCGAACTTGAACGGCGAACCGTGGAAAGCTCGCAATCCAGCTTGTGACTCTTGCGGTGCCAGCGCGGCCATTGTCAAGCCAGCGCCAATAGCGGCCTTTGTCCCAAGCGCAGCAACAGGCACGGCGGCGAGGATCTTGCCGGTCTTCAGCGGGTCAACAATAGACAGGATCTTGCCCATCTGCGGGTGGTCTTGGAAGACGGCAGAGTAGCCTGCGTCGTATATCTTCTTGGTAAGCGCGGTGTAGCGTGAGTAGGGATCTAGCGCGTTACCGACAGCACCTTTGATGTTGTCCGGGTCTGCGAGGATGTCGTACACCTGCTCAACAGGTAGCTGCACGGTGTTCTCTACTGGGCCAATCCCCTGCTCTCGACGATAGGGGTTGTCGGTGGTGTTTAATCCGGCGAAGGTTCGGTCATAGAATTCTGGCGTAGCTGCCATATTTCTTTCAGAGACAGTCCGTCCAGACAACCCCTTTCCATACTGGCTTGGGTCGAGGTAGTCGAACTCCCTGTTGCCGTAGTGGACTGCCTCAACAATCCCATCTGGATTGATTGCGCCCTCAAGTTTACCTCGAAGTCCAGATGCGCCATCTGCATCAATTCGTCGTCTTCGTTCATCAGCGATGGGTGTCCTGCCAGTCGAAACGATGTTTGGCAACAGCCCGGTCTTTTGATCTGCAAAGACAGTGTCTTCCAGTTTGGCTGTTCTGTTGCTGTCGCCATACGGGCCGTAGTTTAGCAGAGAATTCTGCCCCCGTGTCTCAGACGCTGCGGCTTGTCTTGCCAAGTCGCTAAACATTCCGCTGTGCGCTTGGAATGCGTTCTCCTCACCACCGGCTCGGAATCCAAAACCGTGCTTCCCGTGGCCGTAGTAGTCGTGGACTGCTCGGAATGCGTCGTTCAAAAAGATGGGCTGACCATCGATCTGGTAATCCATCTCTTGCAGCAGCGGGTTACCAGTAGGATCGAAGCTATCATCGCTGCCAAAACCCGCTCGTGTGCTGAAGACACCGAGGCGTTGGTTCTCGTAGATGTCTTGCAGCGCTTGATAAGGAGAATTCGGGTACGGATCTTTGTCAGAAAACAGGTACGGCTTCACACCGTCTCGCAGCATCTGCTCGAACTGAGCCTCTGTCTCTCTCCCAAGCGCGTCGTATGCCTGCTTGGTTCGGTAGTCGTTGGGGTTGTGTGGCATACGGTCATAGTAGTCCGCAGTCATCTCGGCAAAGGGACGGTCTATCCTTTTATACTCGGTAGGGTTACGCAACGGTATGCCGGAGCGTTCCGCGTACTCCTCGGCGCTTCGCATGATGGCAGGGTTTTGACCGATAATAGTCTCGCCCTGCTCGGGGATGTTTGCCCTGCCCGGAGCGCCGGGTAGCGGGGTGTCGCTTCCAATAATCTTGCCAATAAGGCTTATAAAAGTATTTGCTTTTCCTTTGGACATAGATCAGTTCTGCCCCTGACCAAATCCAAAACCAAACGGCGATGTTGGCTGCCCCGGCTGCACAGGCAGTTGGTTGTAGCCTTGTTGCAGCTCTTGAATTTGTTGCAGTTTGTACTGCTCTTCTTCATCCAAACCGCCTTCACCCGTGCCACTTCTGGGGTCTAGCATGCCAAACTGGTTCTCTACCATCGGTGTAGCCAGTGAGGGCATCGAGCCGTTCAGCCCTTGCGAGGCATCATTAAAACCCGCTGCTGCGTTTGTTTGTCTTAGAAGCTGAGAGCTGTCCACCATGCCGGTTGGTACGATAGGCGGAGGCGTTCCTGCCTTCTGCATGAAGCTCATCACATCAGTGCCGTACTTGTTGTCCAGATCATTCAGCATCTGCGTCGTGTCTGCTGTATTACCAAAACCAAACCGCTGCTTGGTGGCAAAGTTTTTTATGCTGTCTAACAGTCCGGGCATCTTAGTCTCCTGATATTGCCAGTGCGCCAGCGGTTGCGGTGCCCTTGAATGCGTCTTTCATTGCCTTGGAGAACTGCGGGTATAGGTCACCGGCTGCTCTCTTGAACGCTGCGTCGTTTAGCAGCTCTCGTACCTCTTTATCGCTCATGCCTCGCTTGACCATGAGCTGCGCTATTTCTGTAGCAGCTTGATCGGACATGCGGCCTTCACCGATCAAATACTCTATGACCCTGATAGCCATATCTGGTTTTGTTCCGCGCATAGCTGAAGCTGCGTTCAAGACACCCTCCACACCAAAATCTTGCTGAACCTGTCCTGCCTCGTTGGTGATACTGCCGCCACTTACAACGCGCTTGGTCTCTGTGAAGGCCCGCTCGGCGTCTAGTTGGCGCTGGAAAGGTTCTGGATCATCAAACAACATGCCTAGCTTCTCGCGCATCGTTTCTCTGTTTGACAGCAAAGCGCCAGCGTCTCGATTGTCTGCGGTGTCAGCCAACCTGCGCTCAACCGCTTTCATGCCGCCACGGCGGAACATATCCAGCTCCGCTGCGCTCATGTCAGCAACGTCATCGGCTAGGTCTTCAGGATCAACACCCTGTTGCAGCAAACCCCGACCTTTTTCTCCGGCCCGCTGGACAGCCGACCCATCGCGCCAAATTTGTCTCGCAGTCTGCAAGTCCGGCACACCCTCATCGAGCTGCGCCCGTAGGGCTATCATCAGATCCTTGATATCGCCTGCCTCGCCGCCTCTGTCCTTTCTAAACAATTCATCCGCTTCGTCTTGTAAGGCTCTTATCGTTTCATCTAAACGTCGAACCGGTGATAGGCTTATGTTTTCCGGCTTGTTTTCAATCCGTGTCTTAGCGGTCTCATAAGCAGCTCTGGCGGCAGGCTTGTCCAGTAATCGCTTAATCTCTGGGTTCATCTCGAACGGGGTGCGGTAGGCGGCATCGTAGATGGGATCTGCCACGGCCTTCATTCCTGCTTGAACCTCTTCCATTGACCTTCTGAGGTTCTGGCCGTCCTCGCCTGCGCTCTCAACCGCCGCGTCTAACAATCGAGACTGCTGACTGTTGGTAGCCTTGGTAGCGCCTTCTTCCAGCACGCCACGCTGTCGAGTGTCTAGGAACTCGGGCAGTAAAGTCTTGCCAGTGCCTACCTTGGACTTAACGTCTCTGGCAAGCATGCGGAAATTAGCGCCCAGATCCATGAAGGTTGCTTCCGGGCCTAGCTCCTTCAGAATCTTGATAGCCTCGTTGGCGTCAATGCCTTCAGCCTCTGCCGCTCGGATAACTAGCCGCTCGACTTCTTTTGATGGCGTATCGTTTACCTTCCTCAGAATGCCCTTAGACACAGCACCGGCGATTCCAACCCCGGCCTCGATAATCTTGCCGCCAATAGATCCAGCTACTGCACCAATAACGGCGTCTGTTCCCGCCTGCTCTAATCTGTTTTCGAGACCATCGCCCGTGGCAAAACCGTAAAGCGCACCCTCGCCAGCGCCTACGCCAACCGCAGCTCCTCCACGTCTAAGCGCGGACTGACCCGCAGTCTTTGCCAGTGCAGCGCCGGTAAGTTTTCCCAGCCCCAACATACCGCCAACTACCTCACCGCCTAGAGCCAAACCTCCGTTATCGTTAGCAAAGCCTTGACGCGCTTGAGTCTGATAATCGAAGTAATCGTCATAGCTCCCCGGGCCAATAAGAGAAGCCAATCCAGCTATTCCTTCATCGGCGGTGCCAGCCGATATTCCTTGGAGGAAAGCATCTGCTGTACCAACTACTGGGCCAAACGCCTCTGCTTGTGGCCTCTGAGCCTCAACGTCTATGGAGGTGTCCCGGCCTCTTTGTCTGTCGTTCAGCACAGCAAAAAGATTTGCCTGCTTATCCTTCGGCTGGCTTAACAGAAAGTTGTGGTCAAAGTCGGCCCCTGAATTCCACAAGGCTTTTAGGTTTTCTTGTTGTTGAGGCTCTAAGGCTTTGAAAGCCCTACCTGAAAACTCAACAGCACCGTTAGGCGTCTGGTAGGTAGACATGCGCTAATCGTCCTTTAAATCTATGTTGGGGTCGTTGTTAGCCTCTGGAGAAGCTGCTTGCGTGCTCTGTCCCGGCCCTTTGTACCCAGCGCCGTATGGGTTAGCGACCCTGTTTCCTCTGGTTCCGTACCTTGCTATCTGATCGGCGGTGTATGCGTCGAGCGAGGATTCCATTTGGTCAACATACATTTCAATGTCATCGACTGTCGAAAGAATGCTCTCTGCTGGAAGAGCCATATCGAGACTACCTTGCACTCTGTTAAGTTGTTGTAATTCGACCACGGCTATCTGACCCAAGGTAGCGCCAGATTCCTTCATCGCCCTTAGCTCGTTAAAACCGATAATGCCTGACAAGGTTGATAGTGCTTGCTCTAGCTGCTTATAGTCAGAGCCGGGGAGGCCGCTCAACAGAACGCCCATGCCAGCGGCTTTGTCCGCAAGTCTTCTGATGATATCAATCTGATTCATCATAGTTTGCCTTCTAATATCCTTAGAGGCGGCGCGTGTCACTGCGTAATCAGCTTCGTTCATCCAGCTAGTTGCTGCTTCATCCCACGCGGAAGCGGCCTCTCTTCTCGCCCTATCGTCAATTCCGATACCAACATCGCCCACTTCACCGAGTTTTAAAGTTGGCCCGTTAGGATTTTCTTGGAACACTTCGACCACGTTGGTGTCAGGGTTACGCATGTACTTCAGCTTTTGCTTCGGAACTAACAAGTTGGGCCTTCTCTCACCTGTTGCGTTGTAGTGATCCAAAAACTCTTGTTGCGACTCATAAGTAGAGTCGGCTGTGTTGTGTTGGTTAAAAGGGTTAAGTGATGCTTGTGCGTTGATCGCATTAATATCTGCCTGACGCCGCTCATTAGTAGCGTCTTCCATTGCCACGCCACGCGCTTCCAAGCTGTCCATGTACATGTTGTTGTTGGCGAACTGGAGGTCTTCGAGTGTCGTTAACCTGCGGCGTGTAGCCGTCCGGGCGTCGTTGTCTGGGTCGTAGGTGAACGCTTGATTGCCTGTGACCATGTTGAAGGGCAGGCCGATAGTGTTGCGCCCAACGTCAGCTATAAGGTCTGTGACCTTAAAGAATGGGTTGCTTAACTTTCGATCCAGCTCCGCTTGCTGGTACTGCATGCGTTCAGATAAGGCTGCCTGAACCTGATTACGGTACGCCTGCCTTGGGCTTATAAACTCGCCATACTGGGGTGTAACCATCTGCGGCGGCCCCTGCTGACCCTCGGGCATCTGACCCATGCGGGGGTCTAACGATCCCGGTACAAGGTTCATCGTGCGCTGCGCGAGCCTAGCCTCCACCGGGTTAGTAGGGACAAACGGCGCGGTGTTTGTTAGGCCAGAGGCTTGGTTACGAGCCTCGACGTTTTCAGGGCTGAAGTAATCGTCAGAGCGACCATCGTCATCCAAAGCGCCGCGACTTCTTCTCAAAAAATCCATGATTCCCATCTATTGGTTACTCCTTAACCGAACCCAAAGCTCGCGCTTGCGCTCTTGCCCTTGCTGCTACTGGTGGCTGACGAAAGATTGTTAGGTGCTCCAACAATCTGGTTGTAGAAGTTCAGAGCGTTGAACGGTGCCATGCCTTGGCGGAACTGCTGGTTGAAGAGCTGCTGCTCAAAGTCCCTGCCGTACTGCCCACTTGCGAGTTGTTGACCCACGCCGGTGTTGTACATACTGGCACCAGTTCGCATGTCGCTGACACCTTGAGCACCAAGCCGTGCGGCCAAGCTGGCACCAAACTGCTGGTTTTGCTGGTTGGTGTTGAATGCGTTCTGACCGATGCCAGCGCCAAACTGTCTCGCTTGGTTGTACTGACCCGCGTTGAACTGCCCGGCTTGCTGCTGCCGACCTAGGTTTGACTCAAGCTGAGATGCGCCGATTCCGTAGCCTTGGCTCAACAGCGAGTTTCGTGCTCCCGCGTTGTACTGGTTAGCCCCTTGCTCAAAACCAGCGTTGGCACGCATTGAGTCCTGCATGAAGTTGGCGTTGGCTTGGTTCGCGCCCTGTTGGAAGCCTGCGTTGGCCTGATTTGCTTGCTGTTGAAATCCAGCGTTCTGAGACGCTCTGCCTGCTTCGATACCCAAGGCTTGACCGTAGGCGTTGCCTCTCATGTTAGCCGCAACATCAGCGGAGCGATCATTTGCTCCACGGGTGGCTATGGCGTCCATTACAGCGCGTCGGCTTGATCCGCTGTTACCGGATGCAGCAGCGTTAGATGCGCTGGCGGTTAGCTGGTTCTCGTTTAAGTTTCGAGTTATATCCCGCGTGGCTGCGTTAATCTGGCCCTGCAAAACATCATTGTTGATGTAGTTGCTCAAATTGTCCTGATTGAAGCCCGCGTTGGTGGCGGCGTTCATGCCAGCCGCGTTCATTGATGCGCTGCCCATCGCCGCTGGGTTCATTGTCGCCGCGTTCCCAGCCATCTCGTTTGCCATGCCAGAGTTGACGCCAGATCCTTGCGCTGGGCCGAAACCTGAAACGCCTCCAGCGTATCGGTTGCCTGCGCCAAAGGCAGCACGCACACCTCCGGCTGGCCCTCCCATCATCGCCGCGTTACTGAAATTCAACGCGGAGCCAGAGCCGCCAGCCAGAGCAGAGCCAGAACCCATGAGACCCGCGCCAGCACCGGCCTGCATGTTGCCGCCCATGTACTGGTTTTGCAGAGCGCCTGCAAGGTTGGGATTAATGCCCGCAACTCCCTCGACCGGCATGCCGCCAGAATTAAGGTTCTGTGCTTGTCTACGAAGATCTTGCAGAAACGGCTGCTGTGTAGGATCAACGTATGTGTTTGAGGCGCTATTCGAGCTGCTCTTTGATTTGCTTCCGCCAAAACTAAATATCATGATCTTTTCCTATGCAATGTGCGTCCAAGCATTTGTGTCGTAGTAGTAAAGCCCACGGCCAGAGCCGGGGTTCCAAGCCGTCCCGTCCGCGAACACCACCTGCCCCGTCTCTGGCTTCGATGGCTCCACGGTGAGCACCGGCAGCGTTGTCGTTTGACCGGCAACAGTGAATCCGTTGGCGATTCTGTTTAGCTCCTGCACCAGCCAGCTTCGCAGGCCCACCGCCGTGTCGGCGGCTGTGCTTGAAGGTATATAACTCATCGGCCTGCAACCTCCTGCACGTCGATATCGAGTCCGGTCAGCCTCCAGTAGTCGGACGCTGAGTTCGACTCGATTCGCAGCGCGAAGTACCTGCCAGATGTGCGAAAGTCGATCTTGTGGTCTGACTCGACATTGAAGGTCTTATCGACCTGCCAGCGTATGCCGTCCTGCGGCGCATCGGAGATGCCGACCTGAACGCGCACGGTGCCAGTGCCTTCTATCTGGGGCATGATGCCCTTGAGTTGCTTTATGTTGCGCGTGGACTGACCCAGCACCTGATCCAAGTCGATCTTTGTGGCTTCGAGGAATGCGGGCATAGGGGAGCCGGACAGGCCGTTGGTGTCGTTCATCATGCGGATCTTGTCGCCAACGGAGTCGGCGGCAAACAGCTTTATGTTGTTGGCCTGCGTTCCCAACGACACGTTTGACCAATAGTCGCTGGATGCGTTCCAAGTTGCAGTCGAGTTGGCGTAGTTGCCCGATGTGTCCATGCGGTCAGCAACCGTCAGCGCCCTAGCGTTTGGTAGGTCGATGAACGTAAAAGCGTCCTGTGTCCAGTTGTATACCAGCGCACGGTTCGCAGACTGCGAGTCTGTGGCGTCATCGTCCGCGTAGCACACCCATACCTCGGTAGTGTCTGGGATGGTCTGACAGAAAACTGATCGCGTATCGGCTAGGTCGTTGAAGAAGGTTCGACGCACTTTGTTGTCCACAATGCTGCGCTTCTGCGACCCGTCGTGCAGATAAATATCGTTCTGGCCCACGACAACATGACCGTTGGGGATTGAAGCCACAGCTCCCCGGTTGATGATTCCATCGTCGCTGAAGACCTCGCGGAAGCTAAACACCAACGGGAAGCCGATAAAGTCCATCGCAAACACGCCGCGCTCTGCGTAGATAATGTTCGAGTTGTTCAGCGTCAGTTGATCAACAAGCTCTCCGTTTGAACCGCCAAGTGTGGTCTCGCCTGACAGGTTAGTTGTGCTGGTGATGTCATAGGAGCCGGGTATGCCCGATGGGTCGTACTCGTCCGACCAGCGGACGGTGAATGGCCGCTTGCTGCTGCCAATCTCGTAGCCCGTCATGACCAAGAAGCTGTTGAACGGCTTCAGGCACTGCGTGACCAAGTTGCTGGGCCAAGAGGGCAGGTCGGCAAATCGAGTGCCGGAGGGCAGCATGTACTGCGGTGCCTCTGAGCCGTTGTTCATCATCATCGCCGTGCCAAGCTGCGACCCTTGCCAGCGGGGTGAGTTGGAGTAGTTAGTCGAGTCCGATGTCTTGGTCACATTGGTCACGGTTGTCCCATCAAACCGATACAGCTTGTTGAGGCTCCCAATGACCAACGTGTTATTTCCGCCGTAAAGCCAGCCCTGCACTGCGGTGGGAGAAAAACTTAACGACTCGCGCACGCTGTGACCCAGCGCCTTGCCGATACGGCCACTGTGAAACGTCACATTATTTCCATCGGGGAACTGGGTTAGCTCCAGATCATACGGATCTTGATCGGTAACGATTCCGCCAGCGCCGATTTTTCTTAGTGGTATGTACGCCATTACACGAAATCCAATTCAAGAACGCCTGAACCATCCCAGTTTGTCGGGAAACTAGGTAGCGCCCATGTCCATGTGGTTACACCGCCAGTAGAAGTGAAAGCGTAGGTGCTGCTTGTTGTTTTGGTTCCAAGAGAGGACTCGGAAACAGAGGTGAAGAAGTTCTGAGAACGCTGACCTGCCACACGAACTGTGAAGTAGTACGCGGTGGCGTTTTTTACTGTGAGCCTGTAAGCAGCAATCATGGTGATCGTCGCGCCGTTTAAGGTGTTTGGCGAAACACTCCCCATTCCTCCTGACACTGTGCCTGAGTTGTCAAATCCTCTGTAGTCCGCCGGAGATGTGTTGGTGCCTGCCCGACCTTGCGTAACTCGGTGGTTCGCTGACCACACCAAGGTGCCACCAACATAGACTTCGTTGATCGTGGTCGATCCGATCTTGATCTCCGTTATTTCTGATCCGCCAACGAAAATGCTCAAGGCTACGTCCTGAAGTAGATGGTGTTGCTGGCTGTACCGGCTTGGTTGAAGACAATGTTGTATCCGTCAACAGTTCCTGCATTACACCCCGCCGCCAGCGCAACAATTTCGGAAGCGGTCTGATCCGCTGTGGCTCCGCTCTCAATACCAGCCAGCTTGCTGTTTAAGGCGCTGGTGAAATTGATTTGCGTAAGTCCGCCGTTGCCAACCGAGTAGGTCGTGTTGGTGTCGGTGAATACCGCGCCAGTGGGCACGTTAGTCAAAACCTGCCCGTCATCAACCTTTGCGTTTAACGCGGCTTGAAGGCCGTCAACATTGGAGATTGTGTGGTTGTGGCTGTCATCTGCAACCGCAGCGGTCAGTGTCACATTGGCGTCGCCACGAATAGACACGCTGCCGCTCAGATCTCCCGCAAGCGTAATCGTTCTGGCTGTAGCCCAATGTAATGCGGTGTTCGCTCTGCCGGTAGTGTTCTGGTTACCGGCGGTGTTAACGCCGGGGAGGTCGATGTTCGCGCCGCCGTTGAAGCTGACGCCGCCGATGGTTCTGGCGGTCTGGAGCGTCGATGCCGTGGATGCGTTGCCCGTCAGCGTCGCAGTGATCGTACCGGCGCTAAAGTTGCCGGAGCCGTCGCGCTTCACAATCGCGCTGGCCGTGTTGGCGTTTGTCGCGGCGTTAGCCGCAGACACCGCGCTGTTGATGGCCGTGTGGGTGCCGCTGACTGCGCCAGTGATGTTAGGGAACGTGGCCTTGATCGTGCTCTTTATCAGGCGGATGTGATTGTCGCCGTCGCTGATGTTGTCAGAGCTGGTGGGGTTAGTCACCACCAAGCCGTTTATGTATGTGCTGGATTCTAGAGCCATTACTTTTTCACCTTGTTCATGATGCCTATCACGCCCCGGACACCGAAGCTGGCGGCGATGATTACGGACAGCCCGTACTGATACCACTCTGGCATGGTCGATAAGACCTCAAAACCTTGCCGTACATATGGCACCGCGGAGGGCACAAACGCCAGCACCAGAGGTATGCTGAATAAAATTGTCAGCCACTCGTCTTTCCAGCTCTGGTTGCTGGCGCGAGCCATTGCCGTTTCCCAGTCAGCCGCAGATTTGGCCTGCGTGATCATTACCTTGGACTCTGCCTCGGCCTTGGCCTTGGTCTTGGCGACCTTGCCCTCCATCCACGTCTTGCCTAGCTCGGCAACCGGGCCAATGATCGATCCTAATAAATTCATACCGCCACTCCGCTGGCTAAAAGACCGGCAAAAACCGTCATGCCCAGCCAGAACAACCGCTCGCCCTTACCCAAAGTGAACTCCTGCACCGCATTCTGTGACTCAAGCTCATCAAGTCGGCTGTCTAGCTGCTGCACCTGCTCGTGAATCCTGTCGTTGTGCTTGAGGATGGTCGTAACTCGCTCCTCTATACGGGCCAGCGAGACCAGTGCGTCATTTATCGTGTCCAGCTTCTCCTCGAAGCGCGTTAACCGCTGCTCGACATCCATTAACTGTACTGCCATATCATCGGGTCTGTTTCGCGTCTATCGACGTGAACAAACGTCTTCGCCACCCCAATGCCCTTGAAGCCCAGCTTGATGGCGTTGCTGACAATCGCGTGCCGCTGCGCCCCGCCTGTGACCTTGATATCGGCGGCGATACCATGTGTGTGCTGCCCGGGGTGGGCCTTCCGGGCCTCGGCGCTGTGGCTAGGCGACCTGTACCCAGATGTGATGATGAACGGGAAGCCGCACACCCCGCGCAGGTCATCCAGAGCAGACACGAAGTCGTATCGGATCTCGTTCTCGCCGGTCTCTTGACAGGCGAAGTCTTCGATTTGGAAGTATCGAAAGTCCATAAGGCTCCAAGGGGGTTGTGTGCTGTCGCCGGACGGCGGTGTAGCAGGCTAGATGTTGTCGATTCTACTGAAAGTTGTATCTAAATCAAAGGCTTACAAATACCGATATCTGATAGTGGCTACCGTTATGCCTTGCGGGTTGACGCTTTCTTCTTCGGTGACCTCATAATTCTCTGACGCGCCAACCTTTGCCATGTGGTAGTCATAAAGGCTGCTGCCGTGGTGACAGCTAATCTTATAGCCCAGCAGGCCCATCGTGTCGCGGATGTATCCCTTGGTCTGCGTGATGTACGAAGCATCGTGCAGCCAGCCTTTACTGCCATCGGCATCAGATCCGTAGAGAGCGTAGGCCCACAGGATATATCTCTCATCATCTGGGCTGATAATTCCAGCCGCGAGATGGATCAGTTGCCCATCTTTTTCCCAAGCGATCACCTTAGCGTTTGGCATTTGCAGAAACTCTCCGTAAGCCTCGCGCATCTTTGACCGCTTCGCGTCGTTGCCTGCCGGATTGTCCATGTATCGCCAATCGAAAGTGCCTGCTTCTAAGATCGGCAGGCACTCATCAAACAGACTGTCGAAGCCAGCCGGTATCGTTGTGCATTCGGTGATTGTGTACATTAGCGACTAGGGCTTTGGATTCGAGTCTTTGATGCCCTGAATCCGAGCCTTCCATGCATCGAAGTCATGGAACATCTCGTCAAGCTGATCAGTCCAGCCGCCGTATGCATCTTGGCGATTTCGCAGCCACGCACGTAGCGTCATGCGCTGCTTGTGATGCCTCGCCATCTGCAATGCGTTGATTGTTTTCTTCTTCCGTCAATTCGATGGTCTCGCCATCAACCATTTTAAAAACGCCTGTGCTCATGTTTTTCTCCTATGAGGTTGATAAGCCGTAAAGTGTGAAGGTGCCATGCGAAATGTTGAATGAATTGTTTCCTGCTAGTAACCACTTTACTTTGTTAATTACAGACGAATTAGTTACAACGTAAGCACCGTCTGCATAAAAAGGGTTAATGTTAGCTGCGACGTTATATCCCCTAGAATCAATCGCGTGAAAAATTCCAGTTTTGTTGTTTACGCCAGTTTTATTGTTGTAGATATAAACCATGCCGTCAGTGTTAGAGCTAGTTAGTGGATTCCCAGAACCCACCGATGCTCCGTGGTATACGTCGGTGATTGCCAAATGATTGGCACCAACTTGATTGTCCCGTCCGTGATAAGACGTACTTGTACTGTCATAACTTCCCATTTTTCGACGTGCTGCATACACAGTACCTAAATAGTTAGACCCACCGTCTACTGAAAACTGAAGCCTCAAAGTGCTGGAGCCGGTGTTTGCGGTAGTGTCCAAATTTGTAAATTTCAAGGCATAGTTTTCGTATCCTGAAAGCGTGAACTCGATGCTTGCCACCGCGCTGCTCACAGTAGTGCTTGAGATAACTGTCCAAGCACCACCACCCCCAGCGTCTTCCCAAGCGACACCTGAGCCAGTTGACGTTAGCACCTGTCCGTCTGATCCTTGAGCACCAGAAACAGTTAGGTTAGCGGTATTTGTAGTACCAGAAGTAGTTATTCCTGCGAATGTAGGACTGTCAGTAGTAGCCACGCCTTGGTTAAGCGCCTTAACTGACGCAATACTGGTTAGCTCTGAGTCCATCAAAGCACCAGCAGAAGTAACATTAGCTGCGTCTGTTACGTCTGCACTCGCTTCAATACCATCCAGTTTGCTGTGGTCTGCATCCGTGAAAACATTGGAATCAGTAGCAGAATCAACCAGCGCACGAATTCCAGCAGCAGTCTGCCCAGCGTCTTCCCAAGCGATACCTGAACCAGTTGAGGTGAGCACTTGACCGTCACTGCCTTGACTACCGCTAACAGTTAGGTTCGTGAGCGCGACTGTGCCAACGCCTACCACATTTGATCCGGTTAACTCTAGGTTATCGCCGTTGGGTAGCTCTTTGATTGCGGTGCCGTCAACGACCAGTGGGAATTTATCTGCCATTTTTTATATTCCTATGAGGTTGATAAGCCGTAGAGGGTGAAGGTGCCGCCAGTAAAATTAGCGCCTGCTCTAAAACGTAGTGCGTTATAACCTGTGTTTTGCCTTAATTGTGCAAACGCTTGGTTAACTCCAAGATATTCATTGCTCTTGTCAGCTAAAGAAAAAGAACGCGCATAAGTGTAGTTAGATGCATTAAATGCGTAAAACATAACTTCTCCAGCGTGTTTTTGACTTGTGTTGAACTGATTAATTTGTGATACATCAGTGACGTAGTAGTAGCCTTCAGAGCCATTGTGTATATCTACATTTAAGGAAGTGCTCTGAGTATTAAAATAAAGATTGAACATCTCCCATGCGCTATTGCTCCAGCTTGTTCCGCCATTTGTCGATACTTGAATTGCTATGTAGGTCTGCTGTCCTGAGTGAACAACATTATTCCAAACTAACTTATAGTTCTCATACCCTGTCATCCCCGTAAATGTTACATACGCAACACTACTACTTACGGTTTGACTCGAAATCACGTTCCAAGCACCGCCACCTCCAGCGGCATCAACCCATGCTAAGTTGCCAGATCCGTCTGTTTTTAACTGCTGGTCTGCGTTGCCATCCGTTGTCGGCAAGGTCAAAGTATAATTTGCTGCTGCACTATGGGCTGGGCCTTTAATGATGACCCCGTGGGAATTATTCTCGCAGTTCAGCTTGAACTGACCAGCGCCCTTCGTGGCGTTGCCTTTGAAAACAACAACGCCAGAGCCGTTAGGATCTAGGTCGATATCACCATTGCTTGTTGTAACGATATCCTGACCGTTTACATCTAACGCGCCGCCTAGCTGCGGTGATGTATCAGCTAAGGTGCTTGTAAGATATCCCGCACTTGCATGGTTTCCCCATCCGTGTGCAGTAATGAAATTACCAAGGTTCGCGTCTGTTAGTACGTTAGTACCCATATCGATATTGTTACTGTTGGCGTCGAGCGTTCCACCTAGCTGCGGAGATGTGTCTGAAACGATATCGGAAATGCCACCGGCAGAAGCGTTTTCCCAAGCGATCCCTGATCCGGTGGACGTAAGCACTTGCCCATCAGTGCCTTGGCTACCGCTAACAGTTATGGTCGTTAAGTCCACCGCTCCTGCGTTAACCACTCCGCTATTTAGCAAGTTTAAATTATCTCCTGCGGGTAGCTCCTTCAGAGCGGCTATACCGCTGGTGTCTACAATAATTGGAAATCTATCTGCCATTTTTAAATACCCACTAATGTTGTTTGTGATCTGCCGGAAACGACAAAAAAGGTTCCAGAGGCTTGTAAAGGGAAAAAGTCTGATCTGTTTTGAGCGCCAAAGAGCGTTGGGCCAAGGACTATCGTGCCGGAGCGTTTTGTCACCGTGGTCACGTTTGACGGAAGCAAAACCGATTGCCCAGCGCGATTAGTGATTTGATTAATAACGTGCGTGGTGGCTCGCCCAAAAACGCTTAAAACACCCGCGTCAGCAAATAACGCTGCGGAATCTTTGTCTAAAACTGACGATCCAGATCTGTTAAAAACAGCGGTTATTCCAGTGATTAGCAACCTACCGATGATCGAAAGAGAATTAGTGGCTGTTCCGGTTCCGGTTCCGGTTCCCGCTGGGCCTTGAATACCTTGAACGCCCTGCAAACCCTGCAAACCTTGTATACCTTGAGCGCCTTGCGGCCCAGTAGAACCGTCAGCGCCGTCTTGACCGTCTTGCCCCGCTGGCCCAGTGGCGCCAGTGGCGCCTTGAACGCCTTGTTGGCCTTGCGGCCCCGTTGCTCCAGTGGCTCCAGTGGCTCCAGTGGCTCCTATTCCGTCTTCACCCGCGACCCCTTGCGGCCCTTGAGGGCCTGTCGGGCCTGTTGGCCCAGCGACTGTCGAATCTGCGCCGTCTGCTCCGGCTGGGCCTTGTATACCTTGAGGGCCTTGGGGGCCAGTAGGCCCTGCGACTGTCGAATCTTCGCCGTCTGCTCCGTCTGCTCCGGCTGGGCCTTGTATACCTTGAGGGCCTTGAGGGCCAGCGGGCCCCTGAACGCCTTGGGGGCCAGCGACTGTCGAATCTTCGCCGTCTGCTCCGGCTGGGCCTTGCGGCCCCGTCGCTCCAGTTGCTCCGGTTGCTCCCTGCGGCCCCGCGACTGTTGAGTCTGCTCCGGCTGGGCCTTGAATTCCCTGTGGGCCTTGCGGCCCAGCGGGGCCGTTTGCTCCGTCTTGGCCGTCCTCTCCGGCTGGGCCTTGAGGGCCTGTGGCTCCAGCAGCACCCGGAATTCCTTGAATTCCTTGACTTCCGGCGGGGCCAGTTTGGCCCGTGGAACCCTGCGCTCCGTCATCGCCCTGAACGCCTTGCGGCCCTTGCGGCCCAGTTGCGCCAGTAGCCCCTTGCGGCCCCGTCAACGCTGTTAGTTGTTGACTGGTGAAATCTGAATATTGAAAAGCTGGCCCCGTCGGCCCTGTCACTCCTATCGGGCCTTGGATACCTTGAGGGCCAGCGACTGTGGAATCCGCACCCGCCGCGCCTGTTAACCCCGTAGCCCCTTGCGGCCCCGTCAACGCTGTTAGTTGTTGGCTGGTGAAATCTGAATATTGAAAAGCCTCGCCTTGAACCCCCTGCGAACCTTGCGGCCCTGTTGCGCCCGTCGCTCCTTGAGGCCCAGCAACCGTTGAGTCCGCACCAGTGGCCCCAGTTAATCCTTGCGGCCCTTGCGGCCCCGTCTGGCCCGTTGGGCCGGTTAACGCGGTTAGCTGGCTGGAGGTGAAATCGGCGTAGGTGAAAGCGTTCCCCTGCAATCCGGTTGCACCTTGCGGCCCAGTAGCTCCTGTCGGGCCTGTTGGCCCAGCAACTGTGGAGTCCGCTCCGGTTGCACCTTGCGGCCCCTGCGGGCCTGTCAATCCTTGCTCGCCCTGCGGCCCCGTGCTTCCGGTGTCGCCACGCGGGACGGTGAGAACACCAGTGCTGGAGTCGTATGACGCAGACGATCCCGCTGCGCCAGTGGATATTGTTAGATCCGTTATTTCGCTGGCAGAGCTTGCCGCTGCTGCGGCAGAAGCAGCACTGTTAGTTTCTGAGGTTTCAGAATCTGCCTTAGCTGACTCGGAGGCTGCTTGCGCTAACTGGGCGGCGACCTTTGCTGCCTCTGCGGCAACCTTCGCGGCTTCCGCTGCGTTTTTGCTGCCAAGAGCGTCAGCGGAGTGCGCGTCTGTCGTTGTCTGATCAGGGCTTCCTTGAAAAAAACCACCGGCAGTGTCCGTTTGCGTCAGAGCATCTTCCGCGATAGTTCCTTCAGTCGCATCCTCTGATCCGACTTGCGTAGCCGCTGGGTTATTTTGGAAAAAACCAGCCATTTTCTAGTAACCCAACCGGACTGTTGCTGTTGCCCCGGCGTACTCTGCGGTCTTGGCGTGCTGCATCAATCGACCCATAGCGTTCTGGTAGCCGCCCTCCCAGCGGGAGCCGTCGCTGCCAAGGTATTGGGCCGCCTCTGCCAGTGTGGCGTAAAGGAAAAGCTCCGGCGCGGCGGCAAACACAACATTACTGTTCGCGTTGGTGGTCAGCCGCCCCGGGTCGTAGTAGTAGATCATCCGAAGCTCGTCGCTGGCCTCGGCAGTCGGTACCGGGTAAAAGCGAAGGCGATAGGTCTCTCGTGCAAAAACCTCTGGACTTGTTCCTGAGCGCGAGACGTAGTTGTGGATCTGCGTCAGGCTGACACGTTGCAGGGGATCATAGTTCCAGAAAAGATCCTTGGCCTCCAAGAAGTCGGACGGCAAAGTCGCATAGCCGTCGCTGCTCAGGGTTAGAAGGATAGTCTTCTCGTTAACTGGCGCTCGGAGCTCATGGAAGATGCGGTTCTCCGCAAGCTCGATAAAATCTGGTATGACGTTGGTTAGGTCTTCTCTGTTAAGCCAATCCGCAACAGAGACCTTCAGGCCGTCGTAGGTTGATAGGCTCATATTCTACCGCCTCGGGTTCTTAGGTACGCATACTCCGGGCTGTTCAGGCGTTGCTTGATCTTCTTCTGATCCTCGTAGGTGGGGTTCATGACATTGATCCCCTCCTTCATCCACTGGAGCACTACCACCATAGGTATGGATGCCACGCGCTCTGTTTCGCCGTACTTGGCGTGCTTGTCGATCTCGTTAGATCGGGCGATGTTGTCCGCGATGATTGGGGCAATATCCTGCGTGTGGGCCACATGCAGCTTGTCCTCAATCTCGTCGTGAACAATGTGGGATTTCAATTCAGACATTCTTCCACCTCAAAAGAAAAGGGTGGCGACCCCCGAAGGGGCCGCCGTTGCTCAGGGGAGGGATGAGCAAACTTTACGCAGTCAGTGCGTCGATCTTGCCGCTCGCCTCGTCGTGCTCGCACACCAAGGTAAGCTCTGTCAGCATCTGACGCTTGTCGCTGTCGCCGGTCTTGGCCAGTACAACAGTCTGCATGGGTCGCAAAACTGCGCGCGACCAATACTCGGTGTCGAGCATCAACACGGTGTTGGCGTTGAGGAAGCGATTGGGAACCACAGATATTGTGGAAAATGGAGTTACCAAGATATCCACGGAGTTAACTACCGTTGTGCTGCTGCCGAAGTCTCGCTGGCGGCCAGAGGCCGTGGCGAAGCCTGCAACCGTCACAGAGTGCGAGGGCGTTACCTGCATCTGCGTAGCGTTGCCGCCTTTTTCGTACACTTTTTGTGCCACGTCCAAGACGAGTGCTTCCGTGAGTGAGCGATTCGAGCCAGCGGTGTTGGTGGTGGCAGAGTTGATCTGGTTGGCAGCGGAAGTCAATTGACGTGCAGTGCTGCTGTTACCAGCGGTTCCTGCCTGTCCAGCGCCAACAAACGAATGTTCTATGTCGCGCTTGATTTCCTTACCGGCCTTGGCGATGGCATAGGCCAAGTCGCTTGTACGCCCGTATGTGCCTACCGCTTCGGCGGTGCCAGAGACCTGTACCACCTTGTCGAAGATCTGCGTGTTGGCAGTCTTTGTGGTCTGAGTGACGGTAGAGGCTGTGCCTGCGTCCGCGCCTTCCACGTTGGCGTTGGTCGCTACGGGGGCAAGAGAGTCTTGCAGCCACTGGTGCAAAGTTGCCCCAGCAGTAGAGGTTCCGATGCTGGTGAGCATGGGTGTGTCCGTAGGAGATATGTCATAGACAATATCTTCGACATCTTCACGCTTACCGACCTGATCAAAAGTTTTTAGAGTGCCGCTTACTGTTGGCATTTTATTGCATCCTGTTCAAGAGGGCTGCCGCTGCGTCATCAACAGTGCCGGACTTTCTCAATCGCTCCCGTGTCTTACGGGCGCTTTCGGACTGAACGGCCTTTGTCGAGTCGGCTTTGGAGCCAGACAAAGTTTTAGTAGGTGATGACTTCGCTTTTTTCTTAGCCGTCACCTTTTTTGCCTGATCAAACTGCATGGCCTTCCACAGCGCGGTAATCAATCGGTGATCGGAGACCTTATTGAACTCCTCACCGCTGACACCTAAACCTTGAGCGTATTCCCCGATCTTGTAATAAAGATCGTTATTCCAGTTAGGGATATTGGTCTTCAGGACAGTCAGACTTTCTTTTGCGGCCTCTTTCTGCGCCGCCTCGGTCTGTTGCTGTTGCTGAGTCTGGAACTGATCCGCCTGCGCCTTTATCAAGTTGTAGGTGGACTGTGCCTGCTCAAAGGCCGCCTTGGCCTGTCGGTACTGATCAGGGTTGTCTATCGCTGCCTGTTCCCAGTTCACGTTCTCAAAACGCGAAATGTCAGCGCCAGCGGCGGACATCAACGCATTCATGGTCGCCTCGGCCTCTGCGGTTTGGGCCTCAAAAGCCTTCCGCTGCTCGGCTACCGCCTGCGTCTTTTTTGTGTAGTCGCTCTGTCTGAGGTATCCCAGCTTCAGCTCCTCGGCGGCTCAGGCTCTCGCCATCCGACCTCGAACATCAGCGTCTCGATTCCTTCGCCTCGGCTTCATCGGTTGGGTCTTCCTCGACCTCCTCTGCCTCGGCGGTATCCTCTTCGGGCGCTTCCTCGAACTCTGCTTCCACTATGTCGGCCTCATCGGCCTCTTGATCGGATTGCTCCTCAACCTCTGGTTCGTCCAGATCGGACTCCAACAGCGTGGTCAATCTATCAATTGTGTCTTGTTCCGAAGAGTCTTGAGAGGGTTGCTCTGCCGGATCAATGTTTGCTTCCGCCATTCTACTCACCATCCTGTTGCTTACGCAACTCTAAGTTGTTGATTAATGTAGCAAATTGCTGCACGAACATTTGGCCTGCCTTAAACATTGCGTAGAGCCTTTCGCGCTCCTCGGGTGCCTCGGGCTGGTGTGGCTAAAATCTGGTCGACTATCCCCTGATTCATCATCTGGAACGCCTCGTTGAAAACCGCCGAGTTCAGCATCGCGCTCGCGGCGTCTGCCTTACCTTGCAGCTCATGCAATTCCATCGTCTCTAGCTCGCTCATTTCAAAAAGTCCTCTTCGGGTTGCTTTGGTTTTTTCGGGTTTTTCGGGTTTTTCACTTCCCACACTTTTCTCAGCCACAGGGGCAGCCGCCTGCGCCCTGTATGCCTCGAATTCCTTAAAGACCTGCTTAATATCGGGCTTGGGTTTCTTTTTCTCCTTCGCCCGGTTTAAGCAGTTCATCGAACCTTGATAGATCAGCCAATGCTTACGTTCCTCCCTTGTGCGGTTTCCAGTGCTAGTTCGGCTTTTTGGATAGCCATGTCGTGCTTCATCTTCTCTGCCTCCATCAACAGCTTAGAATCAGCATTCTCCTCGGTGTGCTCCTGCTTCTGACGATCAAAGACTGTCCTGTTCTGCTCTTTCAGAATATCCAGCTCAAGCTGGCCCCTCAAGAACCGCTACCTGACGAGACTGCATGTCAGCTTGGAATTCAGCCTGATGCATCTGCATCTGCATCTGCTCTTGCTGCTGCTGTTGCTGCATCTGCTGTTGCTGCTGCATCATCTGCTGGAATTCTTGGCTGTTTCGGATCTTGCAGGAACGCTGCCCCGTCCTTGATGTTCAGCAGCTCGAATGCCCGGGACAGCAGGGCGTGGCGCTGCTGCTGGCCGTAGAGGCCGCCAACAGTCGGGTCGGCTGGGTTGGATGTGAACTGTGTGTCCAGAGTCAGCAGCTTCTGGGCCTCTGCCTGCTGCTCCTCCGGGGTCAGGGCAACGGCCACCGTCATCTCGGTGCGGTCACCAAGCGCGGAGGGCGTCACGGGCTGGAACGACCCATCGAGCTGTAGCATCACTGTTTCGTTCTCGTACTCCACACCCAGCCGGTACAAGTCCTGCATCAACGGCTTCAGGAAGTTCTCGGCGAAGTTCCTGCACATGACCATGATCCGCCGGTTGCTGGCGTTCATGAAGGTGTTGATCAGGTCGCTTGAGTTCTGCTTGCTGATGGCGGTGGAGTCCATGCCGCGAGACATCCGGCTCGATCCAGAGCGTTGCTCCTTTTCCTGCTCGAAGTTCTCAATCGCCGTATAGACGTTGCCGTTGAGCTGCGGGGTGGGCAGGGGTCGTACCACAGACTCCGGGTTGGGCGACATAACGTCCACCACGGCACCTACCCGGTTGTCGAGCAAAGTCGCGTGGGTTCTTCACTAGGCTGAGGTTCGCAACCCAGCGGCTGGTGGTGGTCAGCATCAGGTGATCGACCACGCCGCGCTTCAGGCTCGACATAGTCTTCTGAAGATCACAGAGCTGGTCGGCCAGCGACATGCCATAGAAGCGGTGCGGGAGAGGGAAGGGCGTGAAGGTGCGGAACGGCATCTCGGCCACCATCTCGATGTCCAGCATCACCCGACGGCTGTGGATGCACTTGTAGTAAACGCACTCGTTGATCTCGGGGTCGTGGCGCTTGATGTAGCTCTCGTACAGCGTCACATACTCCCTGTCCCGGGAGTCATCCAAGCCGAAGCGGTCGTGGCGGAAGCTATCGACGGAGTCCCGGCCAATCGACCCATCCTCCTTCAGCATGTCCTCCTCGTCGAGCTTGGCGACCACATCGGGGTCGAAGCCCTCAGACAGCAGCTCGCCACGGGTACGCGCCATGCGGTGCGAGCAGAAGTCAGAGTCCTGAACGGTCTTGGCGCGTGGATTGATCAGGAAGTCCTCAGGCTCCACGGTCTCGACGCAGACCTTCGATGTGTCGAAGCGGCGGCGGGTGGTGCCAGAGATCGCAAGCTGCGAGTAGGCGGTGCCGGTCTGCTCGTCCACGACCTCGATAGACTCCTCCATCATCTCAATCAGCTCCACGTCGGGCGCTGACATCATGACGTTGAACTCGTTCTCGCTGAACTGCTCGAACTCCTCGGACTCGTAGCGGTAGTCTGCCTTCCAATACCGCTTCACCACTCCAGTTTTTGCCACCAGCGCGTCGTGGATAACGTCCGCGAGGATCTTGTAGCCGTTGTTCTGGCGGTAAAAGTTGTAGTTTGTCCACGCCGTAGCCAGCCGGGCGGTGTTTACATCTTCTGGCGACTGCGGGTCGAAGCGGCAGATGTTCCTGTCGGCGCTGAAGGTCTCCAGCATCATCGCCTTTACGGCCTCAACGGCGTCGAACACGTCCCGGGACACATGCTGCGAGCGGCCACGGGTCTCGTTGCCCATGGGTTCGCCGTAATAATATCTGTGGCCCTTGTCGCGCTGGTCGCCTACCTCGCTGTTGGCGTAGGTGTCTGCGGCGTCGATGTTTCGCTCCAGTGTCGAGAGCAGCTCCTGCTCGTCAATAGTCATATTCATGGCTTAGGTATCCTTCTTTTGTACCAAGTTGCTGCTGCTCTGCGTTGTTTTGACCAAATCTGGTCACCGATATGGCCGCGTAGCGCGTTGCGTCCATCAAATCGTCGAACTCTTTGTGAATTTTTCCCTTCTTGCGGTGGTAGCGCCGGAACTCCTCGAACCACGGGGATAGATTGCTGAACACCTGCAACCTGCCGGTGCGGAACCGCTCCAGCATCTCCATCAGCCCCGGCTCCACATAGTTGGTGCCGTCGGGGTTGGTGAACTTGCCGATCATTAGCACCCCGGCCTCCAGATACATTTCGGCCAGAGTCTTGCCAGACCCCTTTTCCGTCGAATCACCATCGTGGGGGTAAATCATGGGGATGGTTTTCCCTCGTGACTTGATGGCCGAGGCGTGTACCGCCGGTATCTCGCCCTCTTTCTTATATATGTCGTACACATAGATGGTGTCGTTATCTGGGTTGTAGGCCGTCCAGACCACGCAGGTGGGGTGGGTAATACCAAAGTCGATGGCCGCCAGCTTCTTGTAGTGGCCCGGTATCTCGAAGGGATCGCACTTAACAACCTCCTCGGAGAGCGCGAACACCATGCCCTCGCCAAGCACCGGGATGCCCTTGGAGCGCATATCGCGCTGGTATTCAGGGATGGCAGCCAGTAGCTGATCCTTGGTCTCTTTATTCAGGTGCTTCGCATCGTCCCAAGTCGCGTTTGCGAGGTGCTGCCCCTGCTGCCGGTTGTCCATAAACTGGGCAACCAGCTCGGTGACGCCGTTCTCTGGGGTGAACGTCATCGTGACGTACCCGCCCTCGCCGCCATTGCCGGTGGCGGTTCTTGTCAGGCACTGCGGGTAGATCGTTGGGTCTACTGGTTCCTCGTCGATCCAGATGAAGTCCTGAGATGATCCCATCAAGACATGCTGGCCCTGCGTATAGGACTTGAACGACACCAGTGAGGTGTTGCCGGTGGCGTGACGTACCTGCAACATCACGCGGGAGGCGTGGCGTGCCCATGGCCGGTGTGACCTGATAGGTCTGGTCTTGCCGGATCAGGCCGTTGCCGTCGAATTTGCCGTCACCTAGATAGGTACCAAACAGCTCCTTCACCACAACATCGCGGAGCTGCTCTCCTGACACCCCTAGGCACCAGATCGAGGTTGGTTTTTTGAAGCGGATACCGTTCCACCACTCCGGGTACTCGCCGGTTAGGTGGTAAGCGACCTCCACCGCCATTGACGCGGTCTTGCCGACTCTGTTTGCCGCCATCAGCAGGCGCTGCTTGTTTTGGTTCCCGGCCTTGTAGAATTTTTTCTGCCACGGGTAGGGCGTGAAGTGGTCTAGTCGGTGGGTTCGCTTGTGTTCCTTTACGACAGCGATGGCCTTGGCTATCTCCGCCGCTTTTTCCTGCTGCTCTTCTGTCAGCTCAGGAGTCCCTTTTTTGCGAACCGCTTTTTTTGAAGTGCTTACTGCCACAAAACGCCCTCAGTGTGTAACTCGATATGCCACCCGTACCCACCCACACCCGGAGTCCCAGATTTGCGAAGCGGGTTTGACCGGCCTTGACGCCTCAGAATCCGACCCACCCCGAAATCGTAAGTCATTGATATCATTGACTTTTTTCTAGCGCCGATGACGCGGTACAGTAGTAACTGTACCACGGTGACCGTCAGCCCCCGTCCTACCTAGGCGACGGGTTATACTTGATAACCGCATCACAGCTTCGATGGATCGATACCGGCATCCTTCAGCGCCTCGATGGCCGCATCGAGTTGCACGTCAACGCCCACGGAGCCGCTCACATCGACCTCCTGCCGGTCTGTCCAGCCGCCCCGGTTCTTCAGGAAGAAGATCTGCGCGGCGGTCTTGTCGCCCTCGACAGCGCCCTTGTGCAGCGCGTTCGTGACGGCGCTGATACCAGCGGCCTTCCCGGCCTTTAATGCTTCCGCAAATTCAGCATCGTCCTTCTTGCGCCTCGTCATCGTTGCCTGATGAATGCCCAGCATGTCTGCGATCTGCGCCTCAGTCAGCCCGATCTCTGCCAAGCGATACAGCTCTTTGAGGTCGATCTCTTTGTTGTAAGCCATACAAATGCCTTGCATTTCAATTAGTTACGCCACGCATTATGCGCCAAACAAGTACAGGTTGTGAATACAAATTGCAATTGTTTTAGCGCCCGGATTGGTGTGCCACCGGGTACCCGGCACGGCTGACACGCGGCGGAGCACCTAAGTCATTGATTTCATTGAAGTTGCCGGGTGAGTGCGCTGTGCCGGTCTTTTTTTTGAATCCATATGGGATGGGATTTATATGGGTGCGCCAGTGGGGGGCAGCGGCAGCCCCTATCTATAGATATGTCTTTTTCATTTCCATATGGATTACCTTTTACATTGACTCACTTGTCTCTCTCTCTCTTATTAAGAGAAAGGGTAGTAAAGATAAGGGTTTCCGTGCTCCGGGTAAGTGTGCCGGGTGATCTCAGGCTCCGGGTTTGCCCTAGCACACCCAGCACACAGAGTATGCGGAATAAGTCACCGGGGGTTATTCCGCACGCAAAAGAAAAGGGGCCGTAGCCCCTTCACGCCTCAAAGCCTCAAAGGCCTGTCAATCTCCTCGGGGGCGCTTACGCGGCCTCCATGGTCAAAACGACTGACTTCAGATACAGCTTCCAGCACATGGCGATACCCTCGTCCCAAACAACCCCGCAGTCCGCTGCGGCTGCAAACCATCGCTGCTTATCGTCATCGAACTCACCGTTGTTATGCTTGGTGGCGTACAGGCCAGACTCGTGCATGTCTGCAATGATTGGCGTGACTCGTAATATATCCATAACTAGCGTGTTGATCTCCCCGGGCGCTTTCGCAGCCGCCTCTCGTTTTTCTTTCTCTTGGCCTAATCGGTTACGAAGCACCATGCTCTGTCCCGCTTGCTTGGTGCGAGCTTTGCGTGCCGTGTCGTTAATGGCTTTTTCTGCTGCCTGATCAAAACCATCCTCAGCGAACCATGCCAGTTTAATCATGACCGCGATTTGCTTGTCGGTCAGGTTGCTCAAGTCCATTTCAGCAATTGCGTTGCTCATTTCCATGTCTATCTCCCCGGGCCGCTTACGCGGCTCCTCTTGGCAGGTATCGAGTGTCTTTGGCGACAGAAAGTCTTTTTCTCAGAACAACGACTAGAGGGTCAGCGTAGCTTAAGTAATCCTCTTCGCCGTCTTTGCCAAGGTGGTATTGCGGATAAACTTCTTGCTCAACAACATCTGCAAGTTCCATTTCTTCGCAGCACACATCAAAGGTGTAGGAGGGACTCAGCTTTCTCATGCCGTTTACCAAAACGTGAACATCAGGCTTTGCCCAATAAGTTTTGCCGTCTTTTTTGAATGTCTCGTTAGTCATGTCGATCTCCGTTGTGTTTCTTGTTAAGACAAGGGAGATATTACAGCATTAAGTTGTAAAGACAACTATAATTTGTCGATACAGAGAAAATAATTCAGGCAAAAAAAAAAGCCCCTCAGAAGGGGCCATTGAGCCTTGATATCTCGGCGTCGATATAGAACTTGATCTTCTTGGCGTCTCTAAGCTGGTCGCTGTGAGATGACTCCCCGTAGCGGTAGCAGCTCCTGAATATCTCACCGATCTGGGCGTTCATGTTCTTGTAGCTGATCAGGTGCTGCAGCTCGTCGGCGCCACCCGGGAGCTGGTAGTAGCTGGCTGTTGAGCCGTCCGAGCGGCTCGGGTCATCAACGGTCTTCATTCTTGGCCTCCCTCTTAATCTTGCCGATCTTGGATTGATAGGCGAAGGTCTTCACCACCTGATCCCGGGACAGCGTACCGGCCTCGCGCTTGTACTGTGATGTGTCCGCCACGGTGATGGTGCCGCCTTGCTCTAGGTATTCTTGCAGCGCCTTGGCGCTTGCACGCCTCTGCGCCTCCTTGGCCTCGTCCCGGGACGGCCTCAATGGATCGTCTCCTCTGCCTCTAGGAAATCGACATCGACCCCGCAGCAGATCGAGTAGTAGGCGTAGGTGCGGCGCTCGACCATGCGGTCACCGTATGGCTCGGTGTCGATCTCTATGTCCTCGATCACGTCACACAGCTTCCCGCAGCGGGTGCATTGGAAGTCAGTCACCGTCATGGCAGACACCCCCCAATTGCAGGTAGTCGGTGTGCGTGCCCTCGATGACTCTCTCGCAATAGGCCGCCTCGGAGGCCTTGGCGTCCTCAAAGTCTGCGGAGCCTGCGGTGCCAAGCCCCGCAATTGCCAGCGTTGTGACCGCCAGCGCCGCTACTGTTTTCATGCGATCTCCTCGTTTATGCCTTCCCACCTGTCGCGGAATAAATTCTTAACCTTCTGCACCGAGGACGCCGATATGTTCAGCCCCCGGGCTATCTGCTTAGGGCTGTGGCCCTTGCGGCTCCCGGCGATCACGGCCTCAACGATCACGGGGTTCTGGTCGAAGCGTGCCCGTGTCGATCTGCCCTTGACCCTCGGCCCCGCGAACATGCGGGCCAATCGGCCATCCATAACGACCCTCGTCGATTCAAAGAATTTATCACTCATTTGTAGTACGAACCTCAAATTGTTGTAATTTATTGCGGCGGTTGAATCGATTGGGGTGTCGTGACAAGAGAGGCCACCCGCTGTCATCGATTCTGTTTCACGACTGGATACACTCCCAGCTCAGACTGAGGCCGCCGCTCCCCTGCCGGAGATGCCTCGGAATAGATTCACTCGGCAAAGCCGAGCGTCAATTGATGCTGGCGATCCAGCAAGTCTCTGAGGTGCTCTGAGCGTATTGCCTTGAACTCCTCCCCGCTGTCGAGGTCGCGGACACTGAGCCTGAACTCGTGCTCCTCACCACAAATTTTGCACACCTCGTCTATTGTTATTACGACACCGAGGACAGGTATCTTCACCTCTGTGACGCTGTCTTTAGGTGGCTCCTGCGTCGGACTGCACTGCTTTGGCATATCGGTTCCTTTACTTCAAACTGCAAAACCGGAGGCGAAATTATCACACTGAATTTGCGGAGACAACACTAAGTTGTCTTTTTATCGATTATCTAAAATATTTTGGCACCACCAGTAAAGATCAGACTCCTCCATATCGTGCTTCATGAGGTTCACGCGCAGGCAGACAAGCTGCACGTTCCGTGGGTTGAATAGGTATCCCTTGTCCTGATCGATTCGATCCAGCGACACGTTTAAATCCTTGCCCTTACGGCCCTTGCCGTCCTTGGCGGCCTGCATCAGCACACCGCTGAGGGCGCAACGCCCCCGCTGCTCGTCCCAGATCTGCATGACCTGATCGATGTCGAGATCCCACTCAAGCTCACGCTTCTTGGCACCGTACTTGGCCTTGCTGACGGTGTTCCGCAGGTAGTCCCGGGGGCTATTGTGTTGTGTCCTAAATTCAGCGCGAGTCCGACAAGATCGACAGGTGTTTTCGATAGACCCGTCTGGCCTCTTGTAGAACCGCGCCGTCTCTTTTACCTCCCCGCATACGGCGCAGGTTTTTGTTTTCATGGTCTGCAACTATACGCCTAAAACGGTGCGTCATCGTCCCAGTTGGCCGGGTCGAGCGGGTCTAGCTCCTCGGCGGCCTCAACCATCACGTTGCTGTCGATGTTGTGGTGCGCGTTGAATGCCTTTAACGCCAACTCTGGGATTACGAACTGCACAAAGCGCACCTGCCGGTGACCCACCCGGGAGCGTTTCTCTCCCGCGATCAGGCCATCGATCTCGTGCAGGTGCTTCCAGAACTGCGACTCCTTGCGTGCGTTCTCAAAGCGACCCTTTACGCTAGAGACATAGGTCTGGTAGATCGCGTTCTTTGGCTCGAACTTGGCGAACTCAAGCACCTCGCCGTTAGTGCGCTGCTCCCGGAACTCTCCCGAGCCGATGCAGTCCATGATCCACTGGTCTACCGTGTCCAGCGAGTGCAGCTTCTGCTCATCCAGCGCCGCAGTCCTCGGAGCCTGACGGACATCGACGGTGTTGAGGTCGAAGTGTTTAAAGAAGTGCAGCAGGTGCTCGGCACCTCCCCGGTCATACCAGCGCCGCAGTGCCCCAAAGTATTTGGCGTCCTGCTGCCTGACGTTTGACACGTCGAAGATAGCGAACCGGCGCTCGTCCAGAGACGCAGGCACCACCCACTCCTCGTTGGAGCTGAACAGTAGCCGGGTGTAGTTGGCGGAGCTGTAGCTGTCCATACCCTTACGCTCGACGGTGATCCGGCCATTGGTCAGCAGATCCTTGAGCGCACCCTCGGCTGCCTTGTTGCGTGCCCAGTAAGCCTCATCACACTGCAACAATAGCGTGTCCTCTAGGTGTCTGTTGAACTTGCCGGTGACGTGCTCGGCCTTTCGACACGATGCGGTGGTGCGCCTTGCACAATCCACCGACAAGCTCGCCAAAGAATGTCTTGCCTGACCCCTTAGAGCCTCGGAGCACCAGACCCTACACCGACCTTCGACTGCGGCTTCTGAATCATCTGCGCCACCCAGCCGAGTATGTAGCGTGCGTGCTCCTCGTTACCGGATGCGATCACGTTGGTCACGAAGTCGGTGAACGGCTGAACCTCTCCCTCTACGGCCTTGAAGCTCCAACCTCTCCACAGGTTATATCGCTGTAGCACCTCGGAGTCCGGGGCGAAGCAGATGCCTGCCGCGTAGGTGCGCCGGTCGGGGTGCTCAAGCCACAGGTCAACGAGGTTCACCATCCTAGGCTTGTCGCTGCCCGGGGTCTAGCACCTTGCGGTTTGCGAACTCTTTCTTCAGGTCTTCGATCTTATATAGAATGATCTGCTCGGAGTTCAGCTCCTCGCGCAGCACCCGCGCCGAGCCTTCTACCTGAACAAACGCCCACCGTTCTAGCATTGTGGGCAGCTCGTCAGCGACCAGCTCGACGCTCTCGGACTTTTTTGCCTCAAACTTCAGCGAGGCCATAGTGACCGGGCTGCCTTGGTAGTCACCAAATGAGAGCCACTTCTTCTCGCAGCTTCCGTCCTCGAACTTGGGGCTTTCCATCGACCACTGAATCCACAGCTCTAGCCCCTCTGCCTCTCCAGCGAATTGATGATGGAGGGCAAACCCCACCTTTACCCAATCGTCGTAGTGCAGGTCATCGTTGGCGTAAGTAGCCAAGATCTCGTGTATCTCTTCGGCGTCCATGTCCAGCGCGGCCTTGAGATTCATCAGCGCATCGGCCTCTTCAGCCTTCTGCTGGCTCCCGGGGCGCACCTCTTCCCAGCCCAGATCCCGGGCGACCTCCTCGAAGTAGGCAATAAATGCCATCGCCAGCTCTTGGGTCAACTCGGGAAGGTCATCGTAAAACACATCGGCAAGCGTTGGCCCGGAGACCCACTCGTATGGCTTGATGGTCTTAGGGTGAATCCCATATGCGACCCACTGCTGCCCATGGCCCAGAATCTCAACGGCCTGCGTGACACCGTCTGGTGTCTTGAACTCGCACGACTTCATCTTCTTGAATCGCTCTACGTTCTGGAACGGGACAACGCACTTGGGGTTCTCACCGATGCGGATGGCACCGAGACCTACATTGTTCTTCAGCCAGTGCAGTAGCTTGTTGTTGACGGCCTTGTCCCGGCAGTCGATATCAACCGCGCAGGTAGTGGAGGCCAGAACGCCGATACCGAACTGCGGCATCTCGTCGATCCAGCTCGTTACCAACTCCGGTGTACTTTGAATCTTCTGCCAATCGTTACCGGGAGGTCTCTTCTTACCCGGGCAGGATTGGAATAATGTTGTAGCCCCGCTCGACGAGGCGGTGGCCGAATTGATCTAACATCTACTTCCCCTGATCAATTAAATTTATGCGCCATGTCCTCGGCCCACTCAGAAATGCCGCGGCAAAGCTCCACGATCCAGTAGCTCAGATCGTCAACGAACTCGCCAAGGACTTGGAAAAACCACCAGATGCATAGAAAGAACTTGCTTCTCATTTCTTTCCCAACAACTTTGTTGTGTCTTTCAGCAGGTTAGGACAGAGGTCGAACCAAGTGATCTTTCGCTCGGTGCAAAGCTCTAGCTGAACTGCGCGAGACGCAGGCACCTCGCCCTTAGCACGCCACGCAGCGACGTTCTGCTTCTCAAGATCTAGAAGCAGCGCGAGCTGCCGATCAGACTGAAGACCGAGAATTTTCTTCACCTGATCGAGTGCGTCGTTAACCGATTTGTTGGTTTTGTTTTTCATTTTTATCCTTCTGAAAAATTGTCGACAAATTTGTTTGCGTTACCTGTTTGTCTGAATCATGATACAACCCAACGATGATTGCAAAGTTTGTAAGTTGTATTTATGAAGCAGCACGAATTGGATCTCGGCCCAGCTCACGCAAAGCTCAGTGCCAGCTCTGCACACCGATGGATCGCCTGCCCGGCGAGCGTCACGGCGCAGGAAGGTTTGGTTGACGAGGGCAGCCTCGCTGCTGAAGAAGGCACTGCCTTACATGAACTGTCAGAGGCCTGCCTTCGCAAAGGGCTGGAGCCGCACGACCTGATCGGTGAGTCCTTTAACGCATGGGAGATTGGTCTGGAGTACGCCAACTTGGCGAAGGTCTACGTCGATCACTGCCGCTCTCTGCCCCAGATCCACACGCACGTCGAGCGCCGATTGGATTACAGCATGTGGGCTGAGGGCGGATTCGGCACCGCCGACTACCTTGCAATCAAAGAGGGCGAGGCGTGGGTAGTAGACGCCAAGTTCGGACGCAACCAAGTCGATGCCGATTGTGATCAATTGAAGTGCTACGCATTGGGCGTCTTCAACGAGTTCGGGTTCGATGCACAGATCGACACCGTTCACATGACCATCGTCCAGCCCCGGCTGGGGCACATCGACACACACACCATGCGGCACCGAGATCTACTGAAGTGGGGCGCTGAGGTGCTGGCACCGGCAGCGGAGGCCGCGCTGGGCAGCAAGCCTCCCTTCAATCCCGGCGAGTCCCAGTGCCGTTATTGCAAGGCCGCGCCGACATGCCGGGCACTGTCGCAACACATATTCGACAAGATCGGGGAGGAGTTCGAGTGAGAGACCCAGAAGTTTTGAGCAACGAGGAGGTCGCGGGCCTGCTGCCACACCTCGCCACTATCAAGAGCTGGTGCGACGCCGTCGCAAGACACGCAGAGAAGCTGGCGCTCTCTGGCGTACCCATCGAGGGCTACAAGCTGGTGACCAGCCGCACCAATAGGAAGTGGGCAGATGACGAGGAGGCCATCAAGGCCATGACGCTGCTGACCAACGAGCCGGTGATGAGCCGCAAACCAATTTCTCCGAGCAGGGCAGTAGCGATGCTTGGGAAAAACTGCGACAGCGTTAACGCGCTGATCGTGAAACCTGAAGGCAGACCAACTCTGGTGCCGGTATCTGACAAGAGACCAGCACTGGATATGTTGGACGGCTTCGACGTACTTGAAAATTAGAGGACAGATATGAGCGAAATTATTATCAAAAACGTAAGACTTTCTTTTCCATCTTTGTTTAAGCCTTCGGCTTTTCAGGAAGGGGACACATTGAAGTATCGAGCGAACTTCATACTCGATGAAGTTCAACACAAAAAAGAGATTGCCCAGATCAAGAAGATTCAGCAGGAGCTGTCATCCCGCTGGGGTGATAAGCAGCCGCGTAATCTATTTTGCTCACTGCAACATTTCGACGATTTGCAAACGCAGCGGCCAGAGTATGAGGGCAGCTACGTTTTGAAAGCCAACAACAAAAGTCGGCCAAATGTCGTAGACAAAGACCTAAGTCCCTTGGTCGAAGAGGATGGCAAGCTCACACGGGGCGGCGACTATGTAAACGCGAAGGTTCGGCTCTACGCATGGGACAACGGCAAAAGTTTTTGGGGTCAGATGTGCAGCCTTGAGACAGTGCAGTACGCTAAAGAAGGCGAACCACTTGGGGGCGGCAACAGCGACCCAATGGCTGGTTTTGACGATGTTAGCGATGAGACAGCGCAGGACGTTGCAGAGGAGGCAGAGGAGTTCTTGGCTTGATCGTAAGCCTCGACTTCGAGACCTACTCCGAGTGCGACATCCGGTCTGCGGGTGCGTGGGCCTATGCCGACCACCCCAGCACCGAGGTGCTGTGTCTAGCGTGGGCGGTGAACGATGAGCCGCCCGAGCTGTGGACTCCCGGGATGCCTGCGCCGACTGAGCTGTTCGGCTTGATCGAGCGCGGGGCCGAGGTTTGGGCTTGGAATAGCTTCTTCGAGCTTGCGATCTGGCAGCGGGTGCTGATGTGGCCCACGATCCCCATCGAGCAGTGGAACGACACCGCTGCACTGGCTGCGGCGCAGGCATACCCCCGCGCTCTCGGTAAATGCGGCGAGTTCATGGAGATGGACGATGAATAATCTAAAAGATAAACGCGGCAAGTATTTAATCCAGCGGCTTTGCAAGCCTTACCGGGGCAAGCGCGTGCAGGATCAGGAGCTGCTGCGCGAGCTGTACGACTACTGTCTTCAGGACGTTGTTGCCGAGAGGGCAATACGAAAAGAACTGAGACCACTGCACGCTAATGAGCGATTGGTCTGGGAGGCTGACCAGCGCATGAACCTGCGCGGCGTGAAGCTGGACGCTGCAAACTGCGAGCACGCCATTGAGATCATCAAGAAAGTCGAGGCCGCGCTGAACCAAGAGGTTTTCGAGCTGACCGACGGGGAGCTGGCCTCAACGTCCTCTCGGGCCAAGTCCCTTGAATGGATCAACCGGCAGGGTCTAGCGATGGACTCCTACGACAAGGCCGCCGTGACTTGCGCCCTTGAAGGTGTATGCCCACCCAAGGTGTATCGCTTCCTTCAGATACGTCAGGCGTTGTCGAAGTCCAGCACCAAGAAGTTCCAAGCGATGCTGGCCTGCTTGGGCCGGGATGGCCGCGCCCATGGCACCGGCATGTACCACGGGGCCGCTACCGGGCGCTGGTCTGGCCGACACTTCCAGCCGCAGAATCTCCCGCGCCCCATAGTCGATGACGTTGACCCAATAATCGATGCGCTGCGGTACCGCTGCCCGGATCAGCTCCCGGGAGAGCCGATGGCTCTTCTGGCCTCATGCCTGCGCGGGATGCTGATCGCCAGCAAGGGCCGCAGGCTGATTGTCTCTGACTACTCGGCCATCGAGGCCCGGGTGCTTGCGTGGCTGGCCGGTCACGAGACCGTGTTGCAGTCGTTTAGGGATGGATTGGATCTTTATAAGGTCACGGCCTCCGACATGTACGGGATTCCGTACGCCCACGTCGATAAGGATCAAAGATTTCTTTCCAAGATAGCAACGCTGGCGCTGGGGTATCAGGGCGGCGTAAAAGCCTTCCAGAAGATGGCGGTTAATTACGGAACCGACGTTGATGAGGCCACGGCGCTCAAGATCCGCGACGATTGGCGAGCAGCCAACAGGCCCATTGTGAATCTCTGGCACGAGGTAGAACGCGCAGCCTACAACGCCATACAGAACGGGAGGCGTGAAGAGACCCGAGTCGGTGACTTCTTGATGGTCAAGGGCGACCTTCTCTTTAAGCTGCCATCTGGCAGGTGCCTGTCGTTCCCTCGGGCGGCTTTGATCAACAGCAAGATCACCTACCAAGGGATGAACAACTTCACGCACAAGTGGGGAACCATCGAGACCTACGGCGGCTCACTGGTGCAGTCGATAACGCAGGCAGTGGCCCGTGACCTGCTGGCGCACGCCCTTCTAAAGCTCGACGCCGCTGGCTACGACCCCATCATGACAGTTCATGATGAGATTGTTGCCGACACCAAGATCGGCCACGGCTCTCTCGACGAGTTCAACACATTAATGTGCGAGCTTCCCGACTGGGCCAAGGGTCTGCCGGTAGACGTTGAAGGCTACGAGGCCGACAGGTACCGCAAGTGAGGGAGTCCCACATAGAAGGAACCGTCAACCGCTACGCCCGTGACCGGGGGTGGTTGGCCTTCAAGTGGGTCTCAACCTCGCAGCGCGGGGTGCCCGACATGATCTATTTCAAGGACGGCGAGTGCCTGATGATCGAGTTCAAGGCACCCGGCAAGTCCGCTACTTCATACCAGCACGCAATCCACAAACGACTGAAGGAGCACGGCTTCCACGTTTACGTTGTTGACAACATCGATCAGGGGAAACTCCTATTCTAAAGCACACAGACCTCCACCAGTACCAGCTCCGGGCCGCGCAGTTCATCAAGGACAATAGCCACGCGGCGCTGTGGGTAGACATGGGACTTGGCAAGACCGTTAGCACACTCACGGCGCTGGTCGATCTGCTGGTCACTAAGGACATAAAGAAGGTGCTGATCATCGCACCGCTGCGAGTGGCGCAGCACACATGGCCTACCGAGATCAAAAACTGGCAGCACCTCCGGGCGCTGCGCTTTTCAGTCATAGCGGGACTCAGCCCCGCCAAGCGCGAGGAGGCGATGCACTCCTCGGCACCCATACACATCATCAACCGGGAGAACCTACCTTGGCTCGCAGAAGTTTTAGGGCGCAACTGGCATTACGACGCCGTAGTAATCGACGAGTCCAGCTCATTCAAAAGTCACGGCTCGAAGAGATGGAAGGCGCTGCGTCAGGTGGTGAAGTCGGGGAAGATCAAGAGGATGGTGCAGCTAACCGGGACACCGGCACCCAACAGCCTGCTGGAGCTGTGGCCCCAGATCTACCTGCTCGACAAGGGTAAGCGGCTAGGCGATACCCGGGGCAAGTTCCTCGAAACCTACTGCCGCCAAGTCGGCAACCCACAATGGTCGCAGTATGAAGTCAGACCCGACCGCGTTGATCTGTTGCAGGAGAGGGTGGCCGATCTGGTTCTGCGTATGGACGCCGAGGACTACCTTGAGCTACCGCAGCGCATCGACAGCGACGTTGTTGTGTCACTGCCGCCCAAGGCCCAGAAAGCATATAAACAGATGCAGGATGAATTCCTGATAGAGCTGGAGCAGGGCGAGGTGCTTGCCGCCAACGCCGCAGTGAAGATCAACAAGCTCCTGCAAGTCAGCTCCGGGTCGCTATATACCGAGGACGGCTACGAGGTTCTCCACGATGCCAAGATCGAGGCGCTGAAGGAAATCATCGAGGCATCCAACGAGCCGGTGCTGATCGCCTACAACTTTCAGTCCGACGCCGAGCGCATCTGCGAGGCAATAAAAGGCGCGGTGGTGCTGAAAAAAGACGCAACCTTGATCGACAAGTGGAACAAGGGTCAGGTGCCGGTAATGCTGGCGCACCCCGCCAGTGCCGGGCACGGGCTGAACCTGCAACATGGCGGATCTTTGATCGTATGGTTTGGCTTATCTTGGTCGTTGGAGCTGTACCAGCAGTTCAATGCACGCCTGCATCGTCAGGGGCAAACGCGTCCGGTGCGCGTTATACATATTCTGGCAGACACCCCAGCCGACTTGTTGGTCAGGGACGTTTTATCAGACAAAGATGAGACGCAGAGCACTCTGCTTACGTTTGTTGATCACTTGCGAGACGGAAATCAACCAAAAGTTGTAGACAAGTTAAAGTAGTCGGACTAATATTGGAACCCATTCACTTACAACGGGGGGTTGTTTTGGACAACTTTGCAACCCGCTTGCTCGAAGCATGTAACGCAAGCGATGAAATACCGGACTACGGCAAAGGTCAGCAGACCGCGATTGCATCAAGATTGAATGTCAGTCAAGAGGCTGTGAGGAAGTGGCTCGCGGGAGAGACCGTGCCAAGGGCTGCGCTTTCAAAGCGGCTCGCTACACTGCTCGGCGTTAAGCACTCGTGGCTCATGCTAGGCACCGCTCATGGCGAGATCGAGGTGGATATTAAACTGGCGAGACGCCACAAGGCCTGCGTCTACGCTGTGATGACCTACGTCGTTGGCGCTGGAAAGGGCGCAACCTTTAGCGACGAAGAGGCCATCGATGACATTACGCTGATTGATGGCGGCAAGCTGCTCAGGGTCAGTGTTGAGATGGCAGAACGCCCAAGCGAAGGCGTTTATGAGGTCAGGTTCTCCGAGTCGCAGAAAAAAGCCGGGGTGACTGTGGCGGTGGTTGCGGAGTACCAAACGCAGCGTAGCGCGATGATGGACGCTCTTGAGATCGACGAAAATATCTGGAAGAAGCACGGCAAGCTGTCGGGCAGGGAGCTAGTTCTGCGGTTTGAGAGAAGCGCACGCGGAAACACCTACTCCGTTGGCGGCACGAAAATTAGAAAGTTCTTGGAGCCATGATGGAAAAACCGTATCTCGATTTAACAGAGCTGTCTGCTCTCTTCGGCATGAAGAAGAGCAGTCTGTTGAATGCGATCTCCAGCGAGAGGTTCTGCTGCCCAACCTACAAGCTCGGCAGGCAGCGCGTTGCGGATCGCAAAGTCGTGGAGGCCTACTTCGCCGCCAAGCGCGACGAGGGTTTGCGTCAAATTACAACCTAAAGGTGATAGACAACCTAAAGTCCTTTTTCTTTTAGGTTTCCGACTATGTGCTCCGCTCGCAGGTGCGTATAGGACTGAAGCATTTGGATGTCCCGGTGGCCGCTGAACATAGCCACCTCCGATGGCAGGAAGATCCCCATCTCAGTCAATCGGCTGACACCCTCGTGGCGCAGGTCGTGCCAGACCAGATCCTTGATACCCGCCTTGTCCCTGTATCGGTTAAATATCTTGGCCGCGTGGTTTGAGCTGACGTTAAAAATGAACTCCCCACGGCGCTCTTGCTTCTCGATGATCGCCATCGCATCTGCCAGTAGCGGAACCCGGCTATAGACCTTTCCCTTTGGGTGCTTGCGCCAGCAGCCAACCGTTCTCTCCTCGGCGTCCAGCTCGTCCCAGCGCAGGGTGAACTGCTCCCCCCGGCGCATCGCGGTCAGTACAGCGAAGCGCATGACCTCGGGCAGAGACCAGCTCTTTTCCTGCGCCCCTTGGAAGTCATCCAGAATCCACTCCTCTTCGATTGCACGCAGCTCCTCGTCGGTGACCCTGCGAGTTCTGCGATCAGACTTAGTGATGAACTTCTGGCTTGCGAGCCAATCCTTTGCCATCCTGAACTCTGCCATCTCGGGCTTGAGCTGCATGTAGGTCTCGGCAAATTTTAACAGCGTCCGCATGTAGGCGAATGTGATGTTTATAGAGCTGGCCTTGACCTCGTGCTTGCGCTTCTCGACGTACTCAAAGAACACCTCGCGCCTCAAATCCTTCAAGGCGTAGCGCCCGAAGTGCTTGTCGATCTGGCGGTAGACCTTGGCCTTGTCGGCAGACATGTCCAGCACCTTAAAGCTCTGCTCAATCACGTCAGACAGCACAGCTTTCTCGGCCCGGAACTCTCCCTTCTCCAAGTCCGTTTCGGTCTTGTTGGCAAAGTCCTTGGCCGTCTGCCACTTGGAAAAGGTTTTGGAAACCGTAGGGTTCCCGGCCTTGCGGATCAACACCCGGTAGCGGACGTTGCCCTTTGCGTCTTTTCTTTTTTGAATGACTGCCACGATATACCTCCATCTGATTGATAGAGGTTACAACATTTAGCCGTGGAAAGACAACCTAGAGTTGTCGAAACTAAAACGTGGTACAGTTCGTGGTACAGTGACAAAAGTTATTTGTCTGAAAATGCCTTATTTTCCGTGGGTTTAAGTGATTGAAACGGTTACCTTTAATTTATCTAAGTGATTGAAAATGAACGAAAATGAAATTACCACGGTTATGTGGGATAACCGCTGCTTGCTGCACTATGCGGTTCACGATCATGGCGATAAACCTAGAGTTATCAACAGGTTACAGGTAAAAGGGCCAGTGCCGAAGTGACCCTCTAAAACCCCGTGGTACGCTCTTGGTACAGTTACCTTCGTCTTGGCGTTGTTTTGCGCTTGCTCTTTGGCTTCTTTGCCGTCTTGGCTGCGGCTTTGAAGTCTGCGGCGCTTGGCGCACCTGCGCTTCCCGGCTTCCTAGGGGGTTTTCCCGCTTTGCGGCGAGCGTGAATGTTTGCGTATAGTCCTTTACCGGGCATCAGCTTCTCCTTGATTTTGCGCCGGAACATTTCCAGCGTTTGCGTGACAGGTTGTTTGGCGTGTTGGGATCGTTGGCCTTCTTCTTCGGCAGGCGCTTCTTAATCCCCAGCGATCTGGCGCAGTAACTATCGCCCTTGCTGGTTCCGGGCTTGACTCGTGCGCCACCGCCCTTGGCCTTACCGGCTTGGCCGTATGACACCTTCTTGCCCGAAGCTGTCACTTTAACTTTCGCTTTTCCTCTACGCGGTGTTGGCATGGCTACCTCTTATGTGAACGCTTTGATTGTCAAATAAAGAAACCCAGCGGCTATGCCGCCGCCGATAAGAAAAGTTGTGCCGCCGACGAGAAGCTGACTGATGATCTTGTCCTTTTCCTTCTTCTTTTTCGCTAACATCGCTGTGTGATCTTTTCGCATTTGTTCCTGTTCCCTCTTCATTTTGTTGAAGTCTTCGAGGAGAGCCGGATCGTGGACGACGAGGAGGTCATTTATGGATTTCCAATATCGCTCCTGCTGCTTGCGGAGCTGGGATAGCTTCAACATATCGCCTTGCGATAAAGGCCTAAACGTACTGGCCTTGCGATCCATCTCGAATTCGGTAAGCGCCTCGCCAAATTCTGAGATAGTGCCCATGACCTGACTTAGCCCAGCCCCCGTTTCGTTGGCTTGCTTAATGAGGCCGTTGATGGAGCTGAGTATTGCTGAGGCCGCTGCCACGCTTTCAATTATCATAGAGGTGAGAACAGTAGCGCCGTGTTGCCTGCAAGGTTTCCAGCAGAACGTGCGCGTCCAGCTTTCTGCCGGTCTTGCATGTACTCCTCTTCCAGAATCCCTCTCAGGAACGGGTTGCTGTAGGTGGAAGTAGCCTGTTGTTCACGCGGCAGAGACTGCTCAGTGGTCAACGCGGATTGCACATCATCGTAAAGCTGTGTGCCTTGCATAGCGCCGTAAGGGATCATACGGAACAGTGGCTCTCATGCCGTC